CGAAAACAAGTTCTCAGGCGCTGGCCTCGAACTGACGCGCGCACAGCTCGAAGATACCGACGGCGGAGGCATGGATCTCGCCGCGCAGTGGTCGGGAGATATCGGCGCGTACATGAGTTATTGGCCGCAAAAGCAAGTGGTCGACGTGCTCAAAAATGGGCACCTAAGCACGAGCTACACCGGCTATGACAAACTCGCGTTCTTCGCGACCAACCATCCGGTCAATCCGTTTCGGACGAGCGCGGGCACGTACGCGAATCTGCTGACCGGAGGCGCATCGGGATCGTATCCGGGTGCGTTGCCGATCGACGACACGCAAACGGTCGACGTCGCGTTGCAAAACCTGTCGAAGCTGTTTTCGTACATCGCAACGATCAAGATGCCAAACGGCGAGGATCCTCGGTTCCTTCGGCCGATGGGCTTGCTGCTTTCGCCGCGTATGTATCCGCGTGCGGTGCAGCTCACGTCGGCAAAGTTCATCGCGCAAGCGGCGGGCTCTGCAGCTGGTAGCGGCGACGTCGAAGGCTTGATCAAGGCGCTCGGATTCGCGACGCCGATCATGGCCGATGAGCTCGCGGGCTTCGAGAGTGACACAACCTATTTCGTGATCTGCGAACAGGTGTCGAGCTCGCAGCTCGGCGCGGTCATCTACACCGAACGCGAACCGTACCGGATCAATTATTTCGGTCCGGTCGATCAGGTCGAGCTGTCGCGCAAACAGAAACTCGAGTGGCACTGCATCGGGCGCAACGTGGTCTCGGTCGGTCACCCGTACTTGCTGATCAAGGTCAAAGCGACCTGAAAAAACTCATCCGCTCCTTGCGGACCGAGCAGCGTCAACGGTGCGACCTCACTGCCCGGATCGATTCGATCCCTTTCGGGCGGGTGCGCTGCTCGGTCCATTCCCTAACGACGACAAAGCATGTCCAGCTATCTCACGGTCAGTGACTTTCGACTGCTCTCGCTCATGCCGGGCGAGTTTGTCGACACGCTCGAAACTCGTTACCCGGGTTTTGTCGCGGGGCAGATCACGATCGTTTCGGACTGGATCGATTCACGCTTGCGCAAGCGTTACGTCGCGCCGTTTGGCGCGCCCGTGCCCGATGTCATTCGCGGATGGTGCGCGCGTCTCGTGACGCCGCGCGTCTGGCATCGACGCGGTGTTGACCCGACTGACGCGCAGTGGACGCTTGTAAAAGAAGATGCGGACGCGGCATCCGCTGAAGTGTTGGAAGCTGCCAACTCGGAAACGGGTCTGTTCGATCTTCCGCTCCGCAGTGACACAACGCCCGGTGTTGACGCGATCACTCAAGGCGGTCCGTTCGCATACAGCGAGCAATCGCCATATTCGTGGACCGATCTGCAAGGACTCGCAGGCCGACAAGAGGATCAAAACCGCACGGGGGGATCGAGCCGATGAGCGGCGATTCCGAGCTCGATGCGATCCTCGCAAAGATCGCGAGCATTCCGAATCTCGGCGTTGCAGCTGCGCCCGATGTCGCAATCGCGTGCGAGCGCGTGACACGCAACTCGATCGCCGCGGGAACCGATCCCGATGGCAGGCCGTGGGCGCCTCGGAAAAAGGATGGCGCCAAACCACTGACGCACGCCGACAAGGCGTTGACGGTCGGGAGCACGGGCGCGCTCGTGATCTTGACGCTGCGCGGTCCGGAAGCGCTGCACCACCTCGGTCGCGCAAAAGGCGGAACGAAGCGCGCAATCATTCCGACCGATGACATTCCGCAGCCCATGGCGGCGGCGATCGAAGATGCGTTGACTCGCGCGTTCGCTGAGGCGATGTCGAAATGACCGACACCCTCGCGCTTGAGAATCTTTATAACCTCGTAACGGCGCGCTTCGTTGCTGAGGGAACGGCTGCGGATCAGGCGTTCGGTTGGCGCGAGAAAAACCTCGCAGTCACGTCGAGCGCTCGAATCGTTTGGATTCCGGGCGATGCTTCCGGAAGCGTCGGGCGCATGGATCCCGCGCGCAACCCTGGCAACAATCCACGCTCGCTGATGACGCTGCGCGAGCTGTTCACCGTTGTGATCAGCGCAGAGGATCCCGGCAACCCCGAAAACGAACTGGCGCAATACAAGGCAACGCGCTTGCTCGCTGATGCGTGGTTTCGCGCTGTCTATCTCGCTGCACGCGGTACCTATGCGTTTGATCGCCTTGATTGGCTCGTGACGCAAAAGGAGCGCCGTTACGGCACTGCGCTGCAAGTCGTCGGCGCCATCCAAGCCATGGTCCCCGATGTCGCGTTGGTTGGCATGCCACTCGACACGAGCGCGGTGATCGCGATGACCGAGCTCGATCGAACCGAAACACAAACCGAAGTCGCCGCCGACGATCCGAGCGCGGCAAGTGAGGATCCGCAATGACGCTACCCGCAGTCAATATTACAGAGCTGGACGGTTCGTTAGGCGTATTGCCGACGAGCTCGGGTCGACTGTTCGCGTTGGTCGGCGCGGCGACCGCTGGGCCGCTCAACACGCCAGCCACGTTTGCGCGTGTCAAAGACATCGTCTCGAACTTCACAAGCGGGCCGCTCGTCGAAGCCGCGTGCGAGTACGTCGCAAAATATTCGAAGCCCGTGGTGCTCGTTCGCACCGGCAACAGCACAGCGGGGACGGTCAGCTCGATCACTTCGACCGCGGCTGGCGGATCGACCGCAGTGGTCACGGTGCAAGCATCGCCCGCGCCGCTCGATGACTACGAGCTCGCCGTCAAGATCATCACTGGCGGCACGCGCGGCGTTGCCGGCATTACGTATCAGTACAGCGTTGATGGCGGTCGCACGTGGTCGGCGACGCAAACGCTTGGCACGGCGTTGGCGTTCACCTTTCCCGCAGCGTTCGGCACGATCGTGTTTTCGATCGCTGCTGGCACGCTGACCGCGGGCGATCTGTTCACGGCGCGAACGACTGCGCCGCAGTGGTCGAACACCGAGCTCACCACTGCATTGACCGCTTTGCAAAACAGCGCGGTCAACTGGGAGATCTTGCATCCGGTCGGCCCGCTCGATGCGACGAGCGCGGGCCTCGTCGACGCGGCGATCCAATCGATGTTTTCCGCGGGCAAATATCACAGCTGGGTAGGCAACACTCGCGTGCCCAACCTTGCCGAAACCGAGGCGTCCTACCTCACTGCGATGGGCACGATCGCGTCGACGTACACCACGATCTACGGATCGTTGTATGCAGGCGGCATCAAGCTGACATCGAGCGTGAGCGGTCGCAAATACAAGCGCCCGGTCGCGTTCATGACCGCAGCGCGCGAAGCGTCGGTCAGCGAAGAAATCAACATCGCCGATCCGAATCAAGCGCCGTTCACTGGCGTTTCGATCCGCGACTCGAACGGCAATCCAGACGAGCACGATGAAGCGGTCAATCCAGGTCTCGACGATCTTGGATTCGGCACGTTGCGCACGTGGGACGGGATCGGCGTGTACGTCACGCGCCCGCGAATCTTGTCGCCCGCGGGCAGTGATTTTCAGCTGCAGCCACATCGGCGCGTGCTCAATCTCGCGCACGGTGCATTGCGCGCCTACTTCCGAAACCGTTTGAATAAGCCCGTGCTTGTTTCAAGCGCTACGGGCTTCATTTTGGAATCGGAAGCACTCGAGATCGAGGCGGGCGCACTCGCCGCGATGCGCTCGGTGTTGACGGCGAAACCAAAAGCGTCGGGCGTGCAGTTCTCGCTTTCGCGTACTGACAACTTGCTGTCAACGAAAACGATGAACGGATCGGCGCGCGTCATCCCGCTCGCATACCCAGAGTTCATCACTCTCGACGTCGGTTTCTATAACCCCGCGCTGCAGCTGCTGGCTGCGGCGGCGGCGTGAAGGGAGCGCCATGGCTGACTTGATTCGCGTCAACGGCAATCAGTTCTCATACGGCTCGATCATTCTCAAGCTCGATGGTGATCGCTATTTCGGTTTCACCGGAGTCACGTTCGCCGACAAGCGCGAGCGGGTGAAGGCTTACGGAATGGGTCGACACCAAGCGCCGATCGGACGGTCGCGCGGCAAGTACAGTGTCGACCCGGTCAAGGTCGTCGGATGGAAAGGCGCCATCCAACGCTTTCGACTCGCGCTCGCTCTCAAGAGTTCCGATCAAAAGAGTTACGGCGACGTCGAGTTCCAGGCGATCGTTCAGTACGTCGAATCAAGCGACTCGAGTGAGATCGCGATCAACATCGAGCTCGACCGTTGCGTGTGGTCCGGCAACAGCGCGAGCGACGAAGAAAGCGCCGATCCCCTCAAGGAGGAGATCGAGCTCGACTGCATGTTGATTCGTCGCAATGGCCTCGTGCTGTTCGATAACACGCAGACCGGCAACCAACTCTGATCTCGCGCGCCTAACCGATCAACGAAACGAAGGGATCGAAACACATGACAACTGCCAACGGTGAAGCGGTGGAAGCGAGCGGCGGTGCCGATTCGCAGCTTGAACAGGTGCGCGCCAAGCGCCGAGCGATCGAACGCGCGCGCGCCGACAAAACCGCTCGCGAAGCGGCGGCATCTGCACTCGAGGAAGAAACGCGAGCGCTCGAAGATGAGCAAGCGATCCTCGACGCGGAAACGGAACACGGAGCGGACCGAAAGAAGATCTATGTCTGTCGAACGGCGGCGGGCCTGGTGATCGTGAAGCGACCGCACCCGCTCCTGTTTCGCAAGTACATGGACGGCGACGAAAAGGGATCGCAAGAAAACGAGCAACTGATCCGCTCGTGTCTTGTGTATCCGAGCGTCGAAAAATTCGATCGCATGCTCGACGATCAGCCCGCGCTGTTGATCGAGCTCGCGAATAAAGTGGTGTGGCTTGCCGGCTTTCGAGCCAAGGAGGTTTCGGCAAAATAGTCGAGCTACGAAAACGATCGCGCGACGATCTGGCTCTCAGGATTTCGTGCGTGCTCGTAGCTCTAGGGACTGGCGACGTTCGGGAGACTGCCGCCGAAACCGAACGCGCATGGGTGGGAGCTTGGATTTTGCTCGATGCTGTCGACGAGCTGACTCGGATCCGAAAGTCACTGACGGCGCCCGCAAAGTGATCGCACATGGCAAGCGCAAACCAAACAGCTCGATTCGGGATCGCGCTCGACGCGGATGAAACCGTTGACGCAGCCGCTGAGGCAAAAGCGGCGCTCGAAGAATTGCGCGCGTCGATCAAGGGCGACACAGACGAGATCGGCCAGATGCAACGCGCCCTCAAAAACTTGAAGGGCGCGACAGTCGTCAACGTCGATCAGGTGAAGCGCTTGACCGATGCGCTCACCACGAAAAAGGCGGCGGTCGCAGACGCTCAATCCAAGTTCATCGCGCTCGGCGGATCGTTTCGCACGGCCGCAAAGAACGCGGGATCGGGCGAAAGTGCATTCAGCAAAATGCAATCGCGGATCGGCGAGCTCGAAGGCAAGCTGAAAGGCGGTGCCGACGCCGCGAAGAAAAACGCGGAAAGCTTCGATGAGTTTGCGAAGGTCGCGACGAAGTTGCCCGGTCCGCTCGGCAACGTGGTCGGTAAGCTCGGTGAGCTCAAGAGTTTGATCACGAGCTCGGGCTTTGCGCGGTTCGCGATCATCGCGGGCATGTTTGCGCTGATCGCTGCGTCAGTTGCAGCGGGCGCGGCGCTCACGAAATACGCGATCGGGCAAGCCGATGCTCGTCGCTCTGAGCTGTTGCGCATCGAAGGTCTGACGAAGCTTCGCAACTGGTACGGGATCGCGGCCGGCAACGCCAAGGAGATGCAAGCGGCGATCGACAAAGTCGCGGCGAGCACGCCGACCTCGCGAGAGAAGATCACCCAGTATAGTGACGAGCTCTACAAAATGCATCTTCGCGGCGACGCGTTGACTGAGACGCTCGAAGCGATGTCGATCAAAGCGAGCGTGCAGGGCGATGCTGCTGCCCATGCGTTCGCAGGCTGGGCGGCTGGCGCAAACCTAACAGGTCAGTCGGTCAAGCGTCTGAGCGACAACGTGAAAGCGCGCTTGGGCGGCATTGCTGCGAAGCAAATGGAATCGCTCACGGTGCAAGCCGAGAAGCAGCAGGAGGCGTTTGACGCGCTGTTCAATCGCGTCAACGTCGATCCGTACGTCAAAGCAAAAAAAGGTGTGAGCGATCTACTTTCGCAAACGACCAACAGCGGCAAGGCGCTGCAGACGATGGTCACGCACATCACGCAGCCGTTCGTGGACATGGCGACGCGCGCGCAGCCCTACATCAAACGCTTTTTCCAAGGGATGATCATCGCGGCGCTACAGCTCGATATCGTCTACCAAAGGCTGCGAATCAAGTTCAAAGAAACGTTTGGCTCGGGTGTCAAGACGAACGGGATCGACAAGATGCGCGTAGCGGTAATGGCTGGATACACCGCTGTCTCGTTGCTGATCGGCGTGCTCGCGATCGCCGCGGGCGAGATGGCGATCTTCGCCGCGCCGGTGCTGCTCGCAGCTGCGGCGATTTGGGGTCTGTTTGAGATCGTCGATCAGCTCTATGCGCTGTGGAAGGAGATCGATTGGAGCGAGCTCGGCTCTGCGATCGGCGACGGCATCGTCAACGGGCTCAAGGATGACGCGACGTTGATCAAGAAAGCCGTGGGCGGCTTGGCCGATGATGCGCTGAGCGGATTCAAGAGCGCGCTCGGCATTCACTCGCCGTCGACCGTGTTTGCCAAGCTCGGCGTTGCGATCCCGGAAGGCGTCGGCGTTGGCGTCGAAGCTGGCGCACCCAAGGCGCAGGCGGCTGTTGACAACATGATTGGCATGCCGCGCATTTCAAGCGGCGCGGCTGACAGTGGCGGCGCACCCTCGGGTAACCCGAGCGCGCCCCGTGGCGGGCCAACCACGGTCAACGTGAACGTGGGCGACATCAACATCGCCGCGGGCGGCAGCAAGCAATCTGACATCACGCAATCGCTGCGCGACGAAGTCGCGTCGATCTTCGAAGGCGTTGCGATTCAGCTGGGCGCGATGCTGCCGGGGGGTGCGTGATGGCTGCGCCATCGGCAAAAAATTGGAACCCAATTTCACAGCCGGTGAATCGGTTTCTGCTCATGCAGAAAGCCTCGCCCGGAATCTGCGAGATCTCCGGCGCTGACTCGCCACGCAAATGGGATGAGCTCGATGGTTACGGATTGAGCGGCGCGCGACTTCGCTACCGGGGGCTCGGCGTCTGTCACTTCAGCGCGATGCTGTCGCTGTATACCGAGCAAGACTGGTCCGACTGGGAGGCGTTCGAGCCGCTCGTCAAGCGCGCGCCACTCGGCAAGTTTGCGCGTGCGATGGACATCTATCACCCGCTGTTACAGCGGCTCGATATCAAATCTGTGGTTGTCGAAAACGAAGTCGGCGCCGTGCAGTCCGACGACGGCGTGTGGACCATCGAGATCAAGTTTATTGAGTTTCGAAAGCCGAAGCTTGCGCTTGCAACTCCGGACGGTGCCGCCGCAACGCCAGCCGATCCGTACGATGTGCTGATCGGCCAGCTGAATGATCAGGCGAATGACCTCGCTGCAAAGGCGGATGCGCTGTGAGCGACGACGCTGCATTCGCAACAGTGAACGGCAGCCGCGCGACGCGCGTGCACCTGTTCGTCGGCAACAAAGGCCCGTGGTACGCCGACGTCGATTTCGAAGACGCGCCTGACTTGTCAGGCCATGTCACGATCAAGCTTGGTGAGCTGTCGCTACAGGGCACGATAGTTCCCGCGCAAGACGGAACCTTCGGAGGCTCGCGTCGCTCGCGCATCGTTGCGGGTGGTGGTGGATGGGGGGACGAGCTCGCTGCGAAGGGTTATCACAACGACGCTGGCATCAAAGCCGAGCTCGTTGCTCAAGACGCTGCGCGTGAAGCGGGCGAAGTGATCGGCGGTTTTGTTCCGTTCGCTGAGCGCATCGGCATCGACTATGCGCGTCAGGCCGGCACTGCTTCGAAAGCGCTCGAAGACGCGATCGGCGATGTTCCGTGGTGGGTTGATTACAACGGCATTACGCAGGTCGGAGCGCGCCCGGCTGTCACGCTCGCATCGGCTGACTATCAGCTCGTCGCATACGATCCGCGCGCGCGCATCGCGACGCTATCAATCGACGACCCGAGCATTATCGTCCCGGGCGTGGTGCTGAGTGATCGGCTCGACATCCCGCAAACGATTCGAGAGTTTGAGCTCGTTGTCGGCGGCGAAGGCGATGGCCTACGCGTCACGGCGTGGATGGGCGGCGACGTATCGGAGGAGGGTCGACTCGCGCAGCTTATGCGTTCGATCATCTTGCGCGCGACCGACGGCTGCGTGCACGGCGTGTTCCGCTATCGCGTGATCCGCATGGCAGCCGACGGGCGCGTCGAGCTGCAAGCGATTCGCAAAGTGGTCGGATTGCCGGATCTGTTGCCGGTGTCGCAGTGGCCGGGCGTGGCGGGTGTGCATGCGGAGTTGACGCCCGGCGCAACGGTGCTCGTGCAGTTCGTTGACGGGGACCGCACGCAACCGATCATCACGGGTTACGAAGGCAAAAACGGCGCGGGCTTCGTGCCGGTGTCGCTGTTCGTCGGCGGCTCAACGGGGGAGCCCGCCGCTCGGAGCGGCGACGCGGTCGAAGTGTTGTTGCCCCCCGCGGTGTTCAGCGGCTCGATCGGCGGTGCACCGGCGAGCGGCGTGCTGACGTTTCCGATCGGCAAGACGAGCGGCACGATCACTGCGGGTTCATCGAAAGTGAAGGTCGCGACATGACCGCGACCTATATCGGATCGCTGTCGCTCGGCGTTGCGGTACCTGGGGCCGAAGCTGCGGCGGTCGCTGGCATCGCGGGAATCAACGGCGCGCTACCAGACATCGAAGCGCGCATCGCTGCGCTCGAAGCGTTTGCCCCGTTGCCCGTCGACTTCGGCGCGCAACTGTTGCTCGCGCAGCAGACCGTGATCTCGATCCAGTCCGCACTGACGCTCGGGCTGCCAGTGCCGAGCATCGACGACCAGATCGCATTGGTCGCGGCGCAGCTCGCTGCTCTGCTTGCGACCGCAAACGCTGTGCACGCGCAGCTGTCAATCGTTACGGGGATCAAGTCGCTGCTTGAAGCGTCCGGCGCGTTTGCATATTCCGTGACTAACACTGTGGGCGGCGTTGGTAGTGATCTGTCGAGCGTGCTTGCGGGCGGCGTGCCGGGCGGGAGCCCGGGCGACGCGTGTCACGCGCTCTTGCTGTTAGCCGTTTCGCCAGCCACGTGGGACGCGATGTCGTCGCTGTTCAAGGTGACGCCATGAGCAGCACACTCGATCTGATCAATGCGGATATTGCGACGCTGACAACGCTCGTTGTTCCGCCCGCGACAGATGCGCAACTCGGATGGGGCGTCGACTTGAGTTGCGTCAGCGACTGCGCCGACAGCTTTGCCGAGATAGATCCTAACTCGCCGATCGGCATTGCCGAAGCTGCGATCCGTCGACTCACAACGCCGCGCGGAGCTATGCAGGATGATCCGGATTACGGGCTCTACCTATCGGGCTACTGCAACAACGGCGTAAGCGTTCAGCAGCTGCAAGATCTAAACGGCATGATCGTCAACGAGCTTCGTAAAGACGATCGCATTGACGATGTTGGCGTGACAGTCGCGCAGTCCGACGACTTCAAAGAGCTGTCAGTCACCCTGACGATCACGCCCGCCGATCCAACTCAAGCGCAATTCACGCTCGTGCTGTCAGTCACGAGTGGCGACGTGTTGCTCGTCACCATCACCTGATCGCTATGGCCATTTTCTCAATCGACGACTTGATCACGCCCGTCTCAAAAGAAGACGTGCAGACGTCGATCTACAAAGTGTTGGCAAAGGTCGGCGTCAACACAACGAACTGGAAAAGCGGCGCCGTCGTTCGCACGATGATCGTTAGCAACTCGATCATCCTAGCGGCGCTGTCGCAGCTGCAAGCCAACATCGCACGCAGCGGCTTTCTCGAGTTCAGTAGCAAAGACTGGCTGACCATCGTCGCGGGATACGTCTACGGACTCGATCGCATTCTCGCAACGTACGCATCGGGCAGCGTCACGCTGGTCAACTCGGGCGGCGGAGTTTACACGCTCGCGCCGGGCGATCTGATTCTCGTCGACATCAACGGCAAGAGTTACCAAAACACCGCGTCGATCACGATCGGTTCGATGGCAACGGTGACCGGCGCTCCATTTCAGGCGGTCGATCCCGGCGCGCTGATCGCAAACGTAGGTGACATCAACGCGCTGTCGACGAGCTTGATCGGCGTGACCTGCACGAACACGACAACGTTCATCGGCACCGATGACGAAGAAGACGGTCAGCTTCGCATTCGCTGTTACGAACAGCTCGGCGCGCTCAGTCCCATGGGACCATGGGACGCATATGGCGCCGCGGTCCGTAACGCGAAGCTCCCAGACGGAACACCGATCGGCGTGACCCGCACGCGCATCACGAAGGATGGAAGTGGCAACGTCAACGTGTACCTCGCAGACGGGGGCGGCGGTCTCGCTGGAACGATCGGCAATCCGTCGACGCCGCTCGGAGCGGCAGACGAAGCGATCCAGCAGTTCGCGGCCCCGCTCGCCGTGACAGCGAACACGCACGCGGCGACGGACGTCACCACGGCCGTGACCTATGAACTTTGGACGTACAACACGAGCGGCTATACGACCGATCAGATCACGAGCCTGATCAGCAAAAGCATCGTGGCTTTCTTCGGCGCGCAACCGATCGGCGGCAACATCATCACGGCGCCGCCCGGCGCGATGTTCGTTGACGCGCTGCGCTCGGCGATCGCGAACACGTTGCCGCAAATCTTTCACGTCGTCGTAACCGCGCCGTCGGGAGACGTGTCGCTCGCAACGAGTGAAGTTGCGGTCGCGGGAACGATCACGCCGACTGCGATCCATCAAGTCACGCCGCCCGAGGGATTCAGCACATGAGCCTTGGGACCATCATTCGAACGTATCGCGACGCGATTCGCGACATCTCGCCGCCATGGTTGCGCAAGGGCAACGCGGAGAAGTTGGGCTACTCGCTCGGCGTGGTGGTCGATGACTTTGCTGAAGCGCTGAACGCTTCGATCCGGATTCGATTCCCGGGCGTGTACAGCACCGAGTCACTTCCACTGATCGGGCGTGAGCGTCGCATTCGTCGCGGTCGCACGGAAACTGATGCGGTGTACGCGTCGCGGTTGACTCGATGGCTGACCGACCATCGCCGCCGTGGCGGGCCCTACGCGATGCTTGCTCAGGTGTTCGCGCACTACGCGCCCAACAACTTCAATATCGAGCTGATCTATCGGTCGGGTCGTCAGTTCGCGATGGACACGGCCGGCGCAGTGGTGCGGAGCGATATCAGTTGGTCACCCGATTCGACGCCGAGCCTTTGGGCGCATTGGTGGCTGATCTATCACTGGCCTGATCCGGTCGCGGCGTCAGGCACTTGGGACGATGAACCCACGACCGTTTGGGATGACACCGCTACGGTGTGGGATTCGGACTTGTCGCCTCAAGACGTTGAAGACATCCGTCTTGTCCCGAAGGAATGGAACGCGGCCCACTGCATCGGAACGATTCGCCTGATCGATTCGAGCTCGAATCAAATCCAGTTCCAGATCGGAAACGACTAACAATGAAAACGCTGACCGAAGTCGACAACTACGACGCAAGTGTCACCGTTCCCGAGGGCGGCGATCCGCGATCGAACGCAGCCGAAGCGGTAGAAGCTATCGCGCAGGTGTTCGCCGATCGAACGCTCAATCTGAAAAACCGAGCAGACGGCGCAGCGTATCTCGCTGTCGCAAACGTGTTCACGGGCGTGCCGCAATACGTGGACTCCGCCGACTGTGAGATCGCGCAGCGGGAGATCGTTCGCTCGTCGCTCGATGAACCGACCAACAGCAGCAACGCATGGAAGTTGATCGACAACCTGGCGAGCGATCACTCCGCGCGCCGCGTACGCATCTACGCGGGCGGCAACAACGCAACCGGCATGTTCGCGATCACAGTGAATGCGTTTTGGCACAAGTCCGATCAGCACTGGCGCCACGATGTCAGTAGCAATGACTCTTTAGCGCTGATGATCAAAGGCGAGCAGATGGTGCTGACGCGCCAGCTGTCTAGCGTGGGCGCGTGGACCGCATGGCCCACCGATAAAGGCGACACGGTTATCGGCGGCGACTATCTCTATGCCGCGCAAAAGCCACGTACGACGCTGATCAACATCGCGAACGTGACGGGTCCGGTCATTCGCAACAGCGATGGCAGTTACACGCTCGACTCGTCGTTTACCGGACCGATTGCGTTTCCGGTATGGCTGCCGGCCGGCGCAATCATTCTCAAAGTGAACGTGCTTGCGCTGCAGCATGACGCCGCGCAAGCGCCGCTGTTCAAGTTCGTGGCGCGGCCACAGGCAAACTGGCCGCCGTCTTCCGCAACGGCGACGCTGCAGTTTGCGCGTGACAGTCAGAGCGGACCGGCTGCGACCGGCATGCAATTCACGGTGCTCGATCCGAGCGCTGGCGGCGGCGGGTATGGCGTCGATCCTACGCTCGAAGAATACGCGGTCACCTACGAGCTGCAGCCGAGTGGCACGAGCATGACCGCGCCGCTCGACGCGGTGCACGGAATCCAAGTTGTGTGGACCGCAGCGGGACCGGGAGACGCGGTATGAGTTTCCTCGACGCACTGTTTCGCGCTCAGCCAGCCACGGCGCTCGTTACTACGGGCGGGCTCGTCGATGTCAGCGCAAGCGATCCGCCCGCCGCTGGCTATACGCTGCAAGCCGTCGACGATCAGCATGCGATCTGGGTGCCCTCCACGGGCGTCGACGCGACGGCTCGTGCGTCGGCCGCCGCAGCACTAGCCGCTGCGACTGCGGCCGCATCGAACAGCATCGATCCGGCGACGCTGCTTCCGTTGCATCGCTGGCGAGCTAGCGTCAACTCGCAAACCGGCGGGCTTGTTGACAGCCTCACTGACTCGGGCAGCTTGCCGAAAAATCTCACGGCAGCGGGCGCGAATCGGTGCGGTGTGCTCACGGATGGCGCCGGGAAAACGTATCTCAATCTGGCCGGTGCGAGCGACTACGTTGCAGGCGTGGCATCCGATTGGAGCTTTCTGTCTGACGGGACTCCATTCACGATCTTCGCGGTCTTGACGAAGCCTTCGTTTGCGTCGGGCAACATGAACGCGCTGCTTGCCACGATGAACTATTCATCGGGTGGGCACGGGATCCGCATCGGCGCAGGAAGCATTAGCAACGCAGCGAGCTCGCCAACACCACTCAGCGGGTGGGAGCTTGCCGTCTACAACGGAAGCACTTTGTACGCGATGACGCATTGGCGCTTTGTACCCGTTACTGCGATCAGCGTGATGGCTTGGCAGTACGTCGGTTATGCGAAGAGCGGCTTCAATGGCGAGTTTTCTGGCACCAATCCAGTGACGACGTCGATGGCTGAGATGCAGTTTTGGCAGAACGGCCAAGTCATCGCGCGCGTCAACGATGGGCTGACCGGCAACACTTTCGCGACCACGCCCGATGCGCCGTTGAATGTCGGGTCGTTTCCCGGCGGATCGGGCACGAAGTTCACGGGCAAGCTGTATGAGCTGGCGATCTACAACCGGACCTTTTCCGACCTGACAATGCAGCAACTCGCAAACTATGCCGCGTCAACCTACGGGGCCGTGATCTAGCAACGCATACGAGGTGACACATGGACTTGATCACTCGACTGACTTCAGATCCGAAGACGCTGCTCGACGTCGACGTCGCCGGCAACGCCACGCAAACCTCGAAGGTGTTCGTCAACGCACGCGGCATGCTGAGCATGTCACTCGAGTTGACCATCACACCCGCGGTCAATCCGGTGAACATGACGATGCGCGTGCTCGGTGAGGACTCGGTGCCCGCGACCGACACCACGCGCCTGATCCCATTCACTTCGATTCCGCTGCCGGACTTGAGCGCGTTGTCGGCGCCCTACACCGCGATCGTCGACATCCCGGTGCAGACGGGATTCTTTCAAGTCGAGTTCCAATGCAACACGTCGAACGGCGCGCACGTGAAGTGCGTCGCGTGGGGAAGCGAGTCCGCATACACGCCGGGCAATGCAGCGCAGTCGGTCACGCTGAGCAAGGCGGTTGACGTAGCAGTCTATTCGCCGTGCACGTACGCGAAGGTTGCCGCGGACACGTCGATGCATGCGGTCGACAAGACACAAGCGGTCAAGACACCCATCTTCATCAAGGTCGAACAAACGATGGTCGGCACCGTCACGATCTCCGACGGCACGAACGCGGGCGCAGTGCTGGCGAAAGGCGACACGATGCCGTTCTACGGAACGAACCTGAACCAGATCTATTATCAGTTCAGCCAGAACGCGACGACCGAGCGCTTCTCGATGAGCGCGGGGATCTGACCGATGCGCTCCGACAATGCTGCGCTGCAATGCGCGACCATCTACGCGCCTCCAACGCAAGACACACCTGCGATCATTCTCGGAGCAAAGCGCATTCTTGAGCTCGATTCTGACGTCGGGCCGGTTATCGGTTCTGGCTCTCGAGTCACGAATTGGGTGGATCAAAGCGCATTAGGCAACTCGCCCTCGCAGCCGACCGCGGGTAAACAGCCGTTGCAAGTTGCTGGCGTGCTCGATGGTCATGCGGCAATCCGGACAGACGGCTCGGATGATTCGCTTCGCCTTGCAGGCACGTTCAGCGGGCTCGCGATCGGAGATCGGCCGTACATCTATTGCGTGAGCAAGCCGCGCGCAGGTTCGGTGCCGTACAACGATACGCTCATCTGTCTGGACACCGATGGCGCCGCAAGTGCGACCTCCCATCTGACGCTGTTGTTTCACACCGTCTCAAACATCAGGGCGCAGAGTAACTCGCCGTTTGTGAGCGTTGGCGAGACCAGCCTATCGGCAAGATTGCTCACGGCTAGGTTTGAAGCGAGCACCCTCGAGCTCGATCTCAACAACGTGACATTGGGAACCGTAGCCATGAGCGGGATGGCGGCGCTAACCCCGATCTGGCTGACGTTGGGAGATCGCGTGCAAGGCGTCTCTGTACCGGGAGCGACCGACTACTTTCGGATCGTGTTCGCGAACCCAGCGCCGAGCGCTTCGCAGCACGCGCGAATGCTTGCTTACCTTCGTGCCAAGTACCCCTCGTGCGGAATCGCCTAACAACAGGAGCGTCGAATGGACCCACAAACCTATGTAGAGCTGTCGACCGATTTGCAGTCAGCGCAGTTTCGCGAATGGGCGGGACGCGAGTTTGCCCGAAGTATACCCGCTGACTATGGAGTGCACGGCATCGCCCCCACTACGTGGCCCGGATCAGACAACACCCCGCCGACCGATCCGCCGCTCGACTCATATACGCTTTGGTACTGCGATCCGCACCCCAAGGTCGGCGGCGGCGCCGTGTACAAACTCGACGACGCAATCGTCGGCTTTGCCACGCAAGCGCAAACCCTGAGCGACGGGCACGAATATTTCTGCGACCTCGCGACCTTGGCTGTGACGTTCGAGCAGTTGAGCCCGGAAGGCCAAGCCGCCGCCACGCCAGCTCCGCCGGTGGAGTGAGTGATCATGAAGATCGCCCTCGCACTCGCCGTCGCGCTTTCCCTCACCGGATGCGCGGCGGAGTTGTCGGCTGTGCAATCGGGCATCGACGGTGCAAACCAGATGCTCCGCTCGAAGTGTCCACCCGGAACCCTAGATGGCAGTGAGCCGTGCACGACCGGACTGCGCGCGTACAATGCCGCTGTGAGCGGTTACAACCTTGCGCTACTCGCTGAAGCGATCGGGGTCGACAGCACGCTCGCGAAGCAACAAGCGATCGCGGCGCTCAAGGATCTGTTTGCTGCGTTCGTTCCGCCGCCAACAGCTGCGGTGTCGTCGCCATGAACTGGATCTCATCACTGCTCGCGATCGTCAAACAGGTGCTCGGCTTCGTGCCTGCTCCACCCAAGGCGCCCGCACCAGAGAAGACCGAAACCCCCGCCGATCTGGGATGGGTCGAGCCAGCCAAGGCTGACAAGGACAAACCGTCATGAGAATGACCCCGCTCGCGTACACACTGCTGCTCGGAGCGCTTGCTGCTGTGTACGCGGGCGCGATCGCTTTCGAGGTCTACCGCTGGCTTTGCAGTTGGCTGGACACGGGACACATTCGCGCATAACAACGTCATACCTATGCCGCTGCAGCTCGACGAGGACACGCCCGCGATCGGCACCTACGGTGCTCAAAAAGCGTTGCAGCGCGAGATTGCAGAAACCAATCGGCTGATCCGTGAGCTGCGCGACTCGGCGCATCTCACCATGATCGCTGTGCTCGTTCCGTATGGCCTCGCAGCGATCTATCTGATCAAGCTCGCGCTCAACTCATCCGTACTGTGGTGAGGTGATGGGTGCCAGCCGAGTCCATCCATGTTCCCGCAAGCACCGTGCAGCGGGTGACTGCGATCGTGAAGTGGGTCGCGCCGTGGCTCTTGCTCGGTGTTACGACTGCGATCGGCTTTGGCTACCATTGGATTCTCGATCGCGCGTCTGACTCGGACGTCGGAGACAAGATCGCCGCCGAGCGCATCGGCGACATTCGAGCGAGCGTGTTGCACGCATCCACGCTCGCCGACGATCAGCAAAAGGAGCTCGCGAGCGTGTTCGAGCATCTCGTCGACATCGAGGCAGAGTTGATGGTTTACCGCCAATATTCGAAGCTTGCCGCCGACCCAAACCGACGCGGCGATCTGATCAAGCAAGCGCAAGACTTTTACGCGACCGAGTACGCTGCGCAGTTAGAGAAGCACGAACCGATCGAAGCGCTGCGACGCACGATGCGCGTGGCGTGGGCACCCAAGATCAAACAGTGAGACCAGTCCGATGAATCCAAAGCAAGCTGAGATCCTCGTTCACGTTGCGTGCGTTGCGGTCATCGCGATGTGCGTGACACTCGCGTGCACGGTGCTCGCTCCGTATCCATGGGCGTGGCGCGCGATGGTCGGCTGCGCGATCTTCCTCTACGGCAAACTCGGATTTGCGCCGGCCGATCCCGTGCTCGCGCGCATCTTGCAAAACCTCGATCCCGCAAAGGTCGCGTCGCTGTCGCAACGCCCGCCCGCACCAATCATCAACGCGCAGGTTGGGCCGATCAGCGTGCCGCGCACATGGGACAGTATTCAGGTCGATCCGAACGATCCGAAAGCGGTCAAAGAGATGTGGGACGAAGCAAAGAAAAACGCGATCGACTTCCCAGTCAAGCCTAAGAGCCCGATCACGCATCCGCCCGCGGATGACGAAACGCCAGTCAGTGGACCGGACAAAGGCGCGGCATGATCTCCCCGCCCCCGCTGCCAGCGGTCCCGGTGATCGTCGCTGTCGATGCGCCGCTCGTGATCAAGGAGCGCCCGGCGCATCGGGCAAACTTCAGCTCACTGCAGCGACCGCGAACGCAGTTCATCACGATCCACTGCACCGGCGGCCACGAAGGCTTTCGGGCCGGTGACCCGGTCGCAGCGATGTTCGCCGATCCGATGCTTACGCCACACCGATCGGCGCACTACGTGATCGACGCTGGAAGCGCGACGCGATGCGTGCCCGACATGCTAACGGCGTGGCACGGAGGGCACCACGCAAACCAGCTGTCGATCGGCGTCGAGCTCTGCGGGAGCGCCAGTCAGTCGCGCGCGCAGTGGCTCGACGACGCATCGCTACGGACGTTGAACATCGCCGCCCGGGCCGTGGCTGGCCTCTGCGCTGTGCACAAGATCCCTCCGCAAGTTGTCAACGATCGGGGCCTCGTGAACGGCATGCAGGGGATAACGACGCACTCGTTTGTGTCGCAGGCGTGGCACGAGTCCGATCACTACGATCCCGGATCAGGGTTTCCGCTCGGCGCGTTCGTGATCGCGGTCGCCAAGGCGATGCTCGTCATTGGTTGACGTGGACATCACGCTTCGCCCGTTCGCCAATCGCACGCGAGATGCGGGCAACCGTGAGGCAGTCGCGCTCGGCGATCGCTTTCCCGAGCTCTTTATGGGGCAGTCTGCAGCCCGCGGCGAATCCATGAGCTCGCCGTGTTCATCTAGTCTAGCAGTCACTCGGTCCCCTCTCCGGCTTGAAGCCCATGCGCTCAAGGCAGCGCTCGCACGCGAGACGCGACGACCACGCGCCGTCAAATGTTCCGTAACGCACGCGCCGCCAGCCCACGGGCACCGTGCCCGGTTGCTCGACGCACGCGCGCATCCAACACCGCGGCGTCTCGCAGATGACAATCACGGTTGTTTGCCTTGGCGCACGAGCGACATGAGCTGCTCATCGTCAAACGCGTCGGGCTGCGCTTCGCTCGGCGTTTCGTTTTCAGTCATTTGGCTCCGTTCGAAACGGACCGCCGTCCGCTCTGTAGCGCTCGACCATGGCAGCGTGACCAGCCCGTGCTTCGTCGAGCGTCGCATAGCGATCGCACGCGATCACAGATCCCGTGTTGGCATCGACGAACGCCATGGACTCGTAAATCAACGGGCGCGGCGTGTCACCGCATCCATGATCGATGCCGAGCCACACCGTCGAGATCCACAGCCTCGTCCCTTCGGCGCCTTCGAGCGTCGTCGACGCTACGCGCTTGTATGCAGGGTCGCTGAAGCGCTGGCTCCATCGGTAAAGGCTGCGTTCGACATGACCGCGCCGATCGAAAAAGTGCGGTGGCTGCAACAGCCACTGCAGAAACGTGACTTCGGTGCGCGCGCGATGCACTCGTCCGTGCAGATAGCGCCAGTCACCGGGGCCTCGCCGCGGTCGCTTCCAGCGCCGCGGTCGACGCCCCGCAACACGTCGTAGATCGTGGTTGTAGATGCGGCGCAGCTGGCGAAGCTTGCGGCGCGTGAACTTCGGAGCGATCTCGATGTGACGAAACGATTGCATGGGAGCACTTCCAAAAAAGAAGCCCTTCACATGCAAGGGGGGGTTGAGCATGTGAAGGGCGAGGGGAAACTTAGCGCTTGATGTTGCGGCGAATGGAGTCGAACCGATCCCATTCCTCTTGTGCGGCATCCATCCCAATCTCAAGGATCAGCGCACGAAACAGCGCGCGCTTGTCGTTCGCCGCGGTGCCCGCTTCGGAAGCGATGGGGGTCGTCACCGCAGAGGAGGATCGCGCTGCGCTGCGCGCGATCTCCTTGGCGATGGGATACTTCGCTGCGAGGCTGCGCTCCTTGCGCATTTTGTGGCGATACATATGAACTTGCTTGCGCGACAGTCCCACGTGCCCGGCGGCATGCGCCAACGCCAACAACTCCTTGACCGGCATGTCGATCGGATGTTCCTCGACAAACTGGCGCTTTGGGATGCGCGCACCCAATTTTGTCGAGCGCGACCGCGCGATAGGCGCGCGCTTGCGCTGCTCATGGCGAACGTTGTGCACGGTGTGGATCGTGATTGGAAATCCCGCAGCCTTTGCGCGCCTAACTACTTCGGCGCTCGGCATGTCATCAGGCAACGTGCGGACAAATGCTGCACCCGACTTCGCGGGTGTGGGCGCGTTGGATGGTGATGGCGATGGTGGTGACCGCTGTTCTGACTTCGACATCTCTGCCTCGGAACCATCGGCGGCCATGGTTAGGACTCCTGAAAGTAGGCGCGAATCTTCGCCGCGGTTCTGACCATGAGACGATGACCAAACCCCGCGCACGCGCGGAGCAATGCGATTTCGCTGATCTCGAGTTCCTTGGCCACGGGCGCAAGGCCTTCGCTATCGATGCGATTGCGCAGGTGATCGATATCGGCGCGCGTTAGTTGATTTCTGTCATACGGACCGAGATCGAACAGCGCGGCGAGCTCGTCGAGGTGGTCGGACTTGACCGCCTTGGGCTTGCGCTTGATCACGCGCCCGCCCTCCCGCAAAGGGATGACTCTCGCCGCGTTGGCACTTCGTGGTCTGTGGGTTGCCATCGTGTTCGTTCGTTCCTCTCTTGCTTTCTCTGTTGGATGCTGCCGCCCGATGCGTCTATACCGTCGACGGCATAGTCGGCAAACTATCGACCGCACGCAAGGCTGTAGGCAAGGGAACGCAAGCGATGAAAAGTGACGAGATCGAGGTCATCGAATCGGGCGGCGACGTTTTCGAAGTGCATCGATTCGAAGGGGACGGCGGAGCGGTCATCGTCGTCGAGAGAAAGCTCGGCGCATGCAGGTTCGGAATCTGCGTGTTCGAGCTTGGCGAGACAGGCGGCATCAAAGCTCGGGAGGTGGCGAAGGGGATGATCGAGCCAGACGCCCCGCCGCTCGCCAATGGCTCATCGTTCAGCGGAACTGTCACCGGGACCGGGGCGATCTCGCGGATGCTGCAGCCATACATCGCAGCGGCCGTCGATCGCTGGGCGCGAATGCAAGCACGGCTAACGGAGGAGGAGGCGAGTTGACCATGTTTTTGATTGATCCCGAGGAATCCGAGGTACACGTGATCGGCGACATGATCGTCGCACTCGAAAAGCGCTTGGGATCGACTTGCTTTGTGATCCTGCCCCCCGCGCCCGACGATAATCGATTGCTCGCCAGCGGCGTGATCGAGCCATGCGCCAACGGTCGCGTCGAAGTCTTGTTGCGGTCTCCTGTGATCGACCTCCTGCCTCACGAGCTGCGCATCGTGGTCGGAGTGATGCTGTGTCGCTGGCACGCAATGCAGGCTCGCTTGCGAGCTGCAGCAGGGAGCGACAGTTGACCGCGTCAAAGAAAAACGGGCGCCCTCGGTCCCATTACCGAGGGCGCCCGCCGTCTAGGCATAGGCAGACCAGCAAGGCGAGTCAGCAGCAACCGAACGCGCGAGTTAGCGGTCAGCCTACGCGCAGAGGCCAGCCACGGGCAAGCCAGCGGGCAAAAGCCAGCGCTGCCACGATAGTGTGTTGCACCGTGTGTAAAGGATCTGAGCGATGGCAGATTGTCCTAGTCATTACCGCCGGTTACGTTGGTAACCTTTGACTACACGATGAAATTGCTCAGCTGGTCATCAGTTGCCGCCTATGCCCTGGTACGCCCGGCTATCGTCAATGGATCCGGGGTGCTGAGCGCCTTGCCAAGTGGCAATAGCTATCAGTTACCCCGGCATAGCCGGGCGCCGAAATGTGTGTAATCCGTGTGTTCGGTGCTAGGCTTTGCCATGGATCGAATCGCCCAATCCGCACCTAAGCCTAAGCAGTACAAGCGCAGCCGCGTCCGTCACCCCGGTGTTGTGTTGATCAAACCGAGGCCCGAGCGGGGGAAGCGGTTTTGGTCGCTGCGCTGGCGCGACGTCGCCACGCAACGCGGCCATGACGAGACCCTAGACGGCGTCACCGAGCGCCGAGTCGCCGAGCCCTACGCCGTGCGCAAGTCAGCCGAGCTCGACGCTCAAAAGCGCGCCGTTGCGGTCAGCGGTCAATGCGCTGTGCGGTTAATCGCCGATGAAGCCGCGCACTATCTCGACGAGGCGAGCGCAGCGGCAAAGCGCGGCGTCAACGTGGGTAAGCCCCTTTCGCCCGCCACGGTGCGCGCATACACGGATGCGCTCGATCAGTTTCGAGAGTGGTGCACGGCGCGCGGGCTGCGGACGCTGCAAGATCTCACGCGTAACCAACTTTCCGAGTGGCGAACGCATCGCCGTCGCACTCCCACTGTGGCTGGCTCTGATCGCAAGTTGTCGAGCGTCAACCACTCGCTGAAACCCGTCCGACAAATGCTGCTCGAAGCGCGTGCATCCGGTCGGTTCGAGTCGCTCGACTCCGATGCGATCAACGGCGCGCTTGCGCGCTACCCGGAACCCAAGCCCGTGCCGCGCTGCTATTCAGTCGCGACCGTGCGCGCGATGCTCGACAGGCTGAATGGGGATCCGATGGTCGGCGCCGCGTTTGCGATCGCGCTGTTCGGAGGTCTACGACGCGGCGAAGTCTCAGCGCTCACCGTCAAGCAAGTCGATCTGCATGCGCGCAGCGACTACGACGCAGGCCTGACGCACCCGATGCTCCGCGACGTCACTGGCAAGACCGGGCGACGCGACGTCGAGCTGCTTCCGTATTCACCGTTGCTCGTCGAGTTGCTCGCCGCGTTGACTGAGGATCGCAAGCCGCACGAGCGCTTGTGCGATCCGAGTTACGAGCAGCTTGGCAACGAAGCCGAGCGACTCAAGCGACTCGGCGGCGACTTCGCCGATTTCAATTTCAAGGCGCTGCGCTCGACGTGCGCCTCGTTTCAAGGCCCGATTCCGGGTGACTTGAAATCGAAAGCGGATCGGCTTGGGCACACACTCGCCGTCGCAGAGGAATACTATCTCGCGCTACCCAGGGGCACACCGCGTCAAGCGAGCTCGCTCGATGCACTGTTGCGGTGTGAGCCTGAGATGCGCCGGCTGATCGAGGCGATCAAGCAACTTCGCGCCTCAAGAGATATTCGATCACGGCGTAGCGCGTGACGATGACGCGTGATGAACCGCGCGGCACGTTGCGACGTGCGCGGATGACCCCATCCGCAATCAACTTTCGCAACGTCCGCTCGTTCAGCCGCAACACCTCCGCCGCCTCTCGCAGCGTCAGCAGCGGCGGAAGCGACTTCGCGACATCCGCAAGGTCAGGAGGTAACTGCGATTCGCTCGTCATCGTGATCGCCTTTCATTCAACAGCTTCCGTTCCAGGCCATTGCGCCCTCCGTGCCTCACCCCTCCTGCGACCCAGGCCTCGCCTGCGAGTTTCAAAACGGGATGTCGTCGTCGGTCGGCTTGGCGCTGTTGCCGCTCGGAGCGGCGGCGGCGCCCGTTTTCATTCGATGCGCGATCACGGCTCCGCGCATGCGTTCGGCAAACGCGGCTTTGTCCCCGGGCGACATCGGGTTGCGAACGCGCAACGCGTCTGCGGCGTTGACCCAACGAACGCGCGCAAACACCTTGCCCACGCTCTCGCCTTGCTGCGACACCTCGTGCTCGACGACTAGACGCACTTCGTTTTTCGTGACGCTGGCGAGCTCGGAAAGGTTGTCACTATCCCAGCCGCAGTGGCGTAGTGACTCGAGTGATCTCTCAAGCGCCTTGTCAGACAGATATCCGTTCCACTGGATTGTCTGACCTTCATCTGGACCTTCGACCAACCGAAACAGGATCGAGACGTGCGGCGTGCCCGTGTCCGCGTTCGCAAGGTTTGCTTCGATTGCGCGTGCCTTCCAGTTGCCGGCTTCAATGATCGCCCTACCGTCATCTGTCGTTTTCATGTCGTCGTCTCCCTTTGTTTGTTGAGTAGCGAAACCTTGGCGGCGAGCCGATCCTCGATGCGCGCGAGCTGCGCGGCATCGGTCGGCGCGACCTTCGCGAGCGTGTCGCGCACTTGAGCGCGGAGCTCGTCGGTTGCCTCGGGCAACAGTTGATCGATGCGCGCTCGAATCAGCTCGGGCGGATCGGGATTGGCGAGTCTGACCGCGCGCTCGAATGCCTCCCATTCGAGCGGCAGCGCTGGCGGCAAGTCGTATCGGTTTTTCGCATCGGCTGCCGCCTTGCGTTGCGTGTAGAGGAATCGCGCGCCCGTGCTGATCCCCTTGGCCCGTCCGTTCACTTCGTGCGTGAGCGTCTCGTAACTCGCGAACAGCACAGCCTTGCACCATCCACGGAGGAAGCCCGCCGCCCCTTGCTGCAGCGCCATTTCATAGCGATCGTAATCTTCGCCGTCTGGATTCTTGAACTTGCGGATCTGCGAGTGCGCCAGCAGCACCACGTTCATACCGCGCGTTTCTTCGAGCAACTCGAGTTCCTTGGCGAACGGGATCCACTTGGTTTCGACGGCCATCGGGAAGCCGCGCCCGTATGGCACGTCTTCGATGGAGGTGAGCGGTCGACCCTTTTTGTCGATCATCGTCGAGTAGACCGCGCGCCAAAGCAGCGGCTCGATTGCGTCGACCGTGTCGATTACAAGTGTCTTATAATCGTGTTCGCTGGCGGTCAGGTCTTGAACCGCCTCGCGCACTTCGGCAAACGTGTCGGGCCTTGGATAACGCGCGACGTCTAGTTCACTCGTGCCATCTTCGCCGCAGATGAACACGGGGTTAGGCGCGCCCGCTGCAAACGTGCTCTTACCGATGCCCTCTTGCCCGTAGATGAGCACGCGGATTGGCGTGCGTTGCTTGCCCCTGATGACATTGGCGATGCTCATTTTGCGCGCAGCTGACTGCAGCGCCGTGGCTGGCGCCCTCGGTGACGGATCCATGTGTTGCCCTTTCCGCGTCCCTAGATGGTCGCGATCAGTTCTTCGTGAACGTGTTCAAGGCGACGAAAGCGGGTTGTGTCGTCGAGTGACGCAACGCCTGTGCAGACGTCGAAAAAGTCGCAGGGTCGACCCCACCGAAAACACGCCTCGGGATTGCGTGGGTGGCGTCCAGCGAGTTCGGCCTCTCGGCGTAATCGCGCCAGCTGCCAAACGTCATACGCTGACTCCAGCTCCTGCGATTTGAGTCGCACGATTTCCTGACGCGCAAAATACTTGTCCGGACCGCCGCGCACGAGCTCATCGCCCTCGTAGATGCCCGCAACTTCCTCGGTCAGGCGATCATAGAACGCCTCGGGTGTCTCATCCGCGTCGCGCTGACCTGAGTACAATTTGCCGGACTTGGTAACCTTCCGCGATTCGATCGGCGTGGCCATCAACGGTGAATGACGCGGCTTGCCGATCACGTCGTAGATACAGCCCGCGAGCTCGTATCCAAGTGCACGCGCGCCGACGTGGTACATGCTGACTTGCGCGTCGATGAGCAGTCGACGCCAGTAGACTCCGCCCGGTTCGATCGATTCGCTCGTCGTCTTGTGTTCGATCATCCAATAGAGACCCGTGCCCCGATCGCACACGAGCACGTCGAGTTTTCCGCCGAGCAGATACGTGTTGCTCGGATGTCCCGTCTCGGGATTGATCAGCTGCGCGACAAACTCCAGCTCTACGCCGATGACCTCGTAGCTCGCATGATCAGCGGACCAACGATGGTGGTAGCCGTAGAGAAGTACGTGCGCGCGAGCGAGCTCGTAGTCATCGATCGCGCGATCGCGGATCGCTTCAAATGCAGCTGGGAGCGGCGGGCGAGAATCGCGCAGCGCAGTCCAATAGGCTTCGAGCCCGAGATGTAGCAGCGTGCCGAAACGGAGCGCCGCCGCCTCAGTTCCCTCAAGCGGTCGATAGCCAAGCACGTACGCAAGTCGATGCTCCCGCATGCAGCGGCGAAGCGTTTTGAGCTCGCTGTTCGTGACCAGCTGCAGATGACGACGACGAGTGGCAGGCTGCGACATGCAAGCGATATACTGTTGACCGCATTATGCTGTCAACAGTACATATGCGAAATCGAGCGTCGGCGCTCCATTTGATTCTGCTCCCACGATCGTCGCTAGCCGCGCACACGTCGCCAGCTCGGATCACTGAAATGGATCGACAAAGCAAAAAACACGTGACCATTCGCGCCGTTTCACCGATCGATTCGGTCATGCAATCGCAACGAAACCGATCGATCGCAGTCGACACGTTGCAAACGCTTGTCAGCATGATCGAGACCGACGCCAATATCACTACGCCTTGCGATCCCTTTGAGCTCGCATGCGCGCTCGGGCTGTTCGTGTGGGCCGAGTCCGGTCGCGATCACGAGCTGCGCAAGGTGCAAACGGCGTTCTACGACCAACTCGCTGGCGGTCAGTGTTGGTCGATCTACATCGACGCGAACGCGTCCGACGACGAGCAAGCCCGCTTCATCGCGCTTGCATGCGCGACCTACTACTTGCGCGAGAGTGGACTCGAGTTGCGAACGGACGTGACAGCAACGGATCTCGCTGCGGCGCTGTGCGGTCAGTGAGCTGAGTCGTCGTCGCTCGTGACTTCGAGCCCGATCACTTCCGCTGTCTCGCCGCACTTAGGGCAACGCACCTGCAGCGGCGGTAGCGTCCACTCGCGCTCATCTTGCCGCCGACGCCGTCGTTCCATCGCACGGACCATGCGTTGCTCGTGACGTCGCTGCGCGTTCACTGCCGCAGCGGAGCCAACCAAAAGTCCAATCACCACGCAAGCGTATGAGGCGGCGGCGTGGACTAGACCGACAAACATCCATCCGATCAGCGCTCCGAACATGAGCGGCTGCGCGAGCTCGAACGCGCGGGTCAGGTCGTCGCGCCACGTCTCACGGCCCGGGTCATGCGTGGGCGGCTTCACGATCACGGTACATCCAGGGTCAGCACTTCGCCGCCTGGGTTGCAGCCGAGCGCGTGAGCAAGCGGAGCTGTACCGAGCACGCTTGCCGCATTCGCTCGTCGCGTGTCGTCGTCATCGTTTTCGCCTGACCTTTTCTCGACGTGTGCTTGCGAGGATTTCCTCGCCTCGCGCACGCACTCGGGCCGGAGTGATGGGCCGCACCCCCTTCGACAGCGCGGCGTGCAGCGTGCGTTGATCGCGTGCGTGGTTAGCCGCAGCCGTGATCGCCTCAACGTGTGGTTGCCCCGCTTCGCGCGCGGTCGCGTATGCGGCCAGCCAGCCAGCCACGAATGAGCGTGTGCAGCGTGCATAGCGCCCCGCTGGCGTTGCGCGCCATTCACCGAGCGCGCGCGCTTGCTCGTCTGTTGCGCGCAGCTGATCGAGTAGCGCGATGATCTCGCCATCGGACATCGAGTGCTCGATCGTGGGGACCTTCCGCTCGTCGAGCCCGTACCACAAATCTTCGACCGTGTAACCGACGAGATCGCACGCACGCATGATCGTCGCGATATCGGGTAGCGCGCCACGGTCCCACGCTAAGACCGTTGCGTAGCGCCGGATCCCGAGCGCCGCGGCGAAACTCGCCCGGGTGTATCCCGCGCGGCGGTACGCCGCCCATAGCCGGCGGCTGAATGTGCTTTCTGCAAGCGGGTTTGTCGCGTCGGGTTCCGAAAGCGTTTTGAGTCCTGCCATACATCTCCGCACTGCTGACCTGGGGGCTCTCCTAACTTCGCTCAAATATACCATCGGCGCAATGCTTGGGCGCTCGACCGATGACGCCACGGGGCTAGACTGTTGACAGTATTATGCTGTCGACGGTATATACGGGCGCCATGACTCTCGACGAATGGTGCACGCTGCATGGACATGGATCGGTTGCGCAGCTCGCTCGCGAAACCGGCATCGGCGAGCCGACGATGTACCGCTACCGAAACGGTAGACAGGCGGCGCGCGCGAGCAACAACGCCGAGCTGATCGCCGCGGAGACGTACGCTTGCCGGTGCAAGATTTGCCGACGCTATCGCTCGCACAAGGCGCGTTTGACCGGCGCTGTCAGCGTCGAATCGCTCCGTAACCCGACGCCCGTCGAGCGCTCAAAAAAGCGCAGTCGGCGCGATCGGGTGGCGGCATGAGTCCCGCGCGCCTCGTAGTGATCGAGTCGCCCTTTGCCGGGCTCATCGAGCGCAATCTCGTTTACGCGGACATGTGCCTGTTCGATTCGCTGTCGCGCGGCGAAGCGCCGATGATGGGGCACTTGCTTTATCCGCGCGTGCTCGACGACCTGAACGCCGACCATCGCGAGCGCGGCATCGCAGCTCATTGCGCTTGGATTGGCGCCGCTTCGCTCGTCGCTGTGTACGCTGACAACGGTGAGAGCGTCGGCATGGTGCACGCGGTGCAGTACGCGCGCGATCGCGGCATCCCGGTCGAGCGGCGCGAGCTCGGTCCGGATTGGATGGAGCGATCGACGCGCTTGCGTAGCACGCCCGGCTTTCCCGTCGTTCGACTTCACAACTTGAAAGGCACCACCCCATGACCGCGCCGAATGCTGCGACCACTGTTGATCGCCGTCTCATGTGCAGGCTGACCGATGACGAGATTCGCGAACGTGGCGTCGAGATGTCCCGAGAGGAGCTGCGGATCGAAGTGTTGAAAGGGGAGCGCAAGGCCCTGAACAGTCGAATCGCCGACCACATCAAGCAACGCAACATGCTCGCGCACACGATCGACATCAAGGTCGAGCTTCGCGAAGTCCCGTGCAAGTGGAGCAAGGACGTCCAGGAAAAGCGCTGGCTGCTGCGCCGCTTCGACACGAACGAGGTCGTCGAGACGCAGCCGCTCTCAGCTGCGGACCGTCAACTCGATGTCGAGCATGATCTTGGCGTCGAGCCCGAGCCGATCGGCAAGCGTCCCAAGCGCAAGCACCTGCACCCCGTCGCTTGATCGCGTGTGTTTTCTTTCACTGATGGAGGCCCGCATGTCGGAGCCCGATAGGTCACGTGCGCCCGCATTGGTAGAGTTAGAGGCTCGCCTCACCGAGGCGACTCGGTCGTTCGTCGGCGAGCGCAACACCGAGCGCAATCGCCTCCGCGCTGAGACGCTGCTCAACACGATGCTGCTCGCGATGGGCGATGTCATCCCACTACGAGCTCGCGTGACCTACGAGGGCACCGTGCTCGTAGTGACGCTCGAAAAGATCGAGCGTTCATGAGCGGCGGCGTCGCGATGCTGCAGGCCGCGCTCGACTTGGCGGAGCAAGGCTATCGCATCCTGCCGCTACATCATCCGCTGTTCGACGGATCGGGGCGGTGCAGTTGCAACGATGCCGACTGTGCCAGCGTCGGCAAGCATCCGCGGCTTCGCGAATGGCAGGTGCGTGCGACGTGCGACGCGACGCTGATCGATGATTGGTGGGCAGGCGATCCGTGGGCGAACATCGGTGTTGCAACCGGATCGGCATCGGGCTTGGTGGTGCTCGACGTCGACAGCCAAGCCGCGCTCGACGCGCTGATCGACCAGGTCGGCAACGCGCTGCTCGCGACCGCGCCAGCTGTCCGCACGGGGCGCGGCTGGCACTACTACTTTCGCTATCCGAGCGATGGCATCGTCATCAAAAACACGGTGCGTCTGCTCGGCATTGATGGTGTCGACCTGCGGGGCGAAGGTGGCTACGTCGTCGCGCCGCCGAGCGTGCACGCGACGGGCGCGCTGTATGAGTGGATCGGGCGCGAGCTCGAACCGCCCGACGTTCCAACGTGGATGATGATGCCAGCGACGACCTCGACAGCAGTCGAGGCTCGCGCGGCTAACGGCGCCGCAGCTGATGGCGGCGGAACTGATCGCGCTGAGCGCTACTTGCGATCGGCGATCGACGCCGAGTGCGCGAAGCTGCTCGCGATCGGAGTCGGCGGGCGTAATAAGCAACTCAATGCCTCGGTGTTCAAGATCTCGCGCTACGTGTGGGGCGGTCAACAGCGCTTCGAAGGGCTGGTCAAGACCACCTTTTTGAACGTGGCGCGGCAAGCTGGCCTCAGCGAGCTTGAAACTCGTAGGACGATAAAAAGTGGCTACGATGCCGCGGCGAAGTGGCCTCGCGCGATTCCCGAGCCATCGGCAAGCGGCGCGTATGCGGACGATGATGATGGGGCAGTGCCGCCACCTCCGAGCGACGAGTCAGCGCCACACCCGGCCGATAGCAATGCAGCTGGGAGCGGCGGGCGCATCACTTGGGTAGAGAGCGACAAGATTTTTGCAGAGCTATTTGCGCAGCGCTGGGGCGTTCAGGGGCTGCAGATCGGACCGGGGCGACCGACGCTGATCGCTGGGTATGGCGCGTCGGCAAAGACGCTCAGCGCGCAGTCACTGGCGCTCGCCAAAGCCTCGGGCCGACTCGTGTGGAATCGCTACGAGTGCGATCCGGGCGTCGTATTACATATCGACTACGAACAGGGTCACTACGGTACTGCCAAGCGATATCAGCGCCTCGCAAAGGGACACGGCATTTCGCTCGATGAGCTCGGCAACCGATTGCGCTATGCGGCGTTGCCATCGGTCATGCTGGATGGAACGGCGGCGCTCGACGCGTTGCTACGCGCGTGTGATGGCGTCGAGCTCGTCATCGTCGACTCGCTGAAAGCATCGAGCCCGGGTCTCGATGAAAACGACGCCAAGATCCGGACCGTGCTCGATCGGATGAATTACGTCAGCGATCGCACGGGCGCGGCGTTCGTGCTGCTGCATCACGCGGGCAAGCCGCGCGAAGGGCACTCGACAGACTCGCGAACGTTGGCCCGTGGTCACAGCGCGATCTTCGATGCTGCGGGATGCGTTTACAACCTAGTCGCGGGCGCGACCGGCGGCGATCCCAAGAGCGTCACACAGGCAAAAATGCCGGCGGAAGCGGAGGGCGCTCCGATCGAGCCGTTTGAGCTCGTCGTCGAAGACGTGGTGATCGGCGACGCGCCGAGTGGCGGCGTGCGTGTGGTGTGGCGTCAAGGCGCGTCGAGCCATCCGGATGCACGCGCTTCGGCAACCTTCGAGCGCGACATGAAGCGAATGCTTGAGGCCGTGCGGCGCGCGGGGCCGCACAAATCTCAGCTCGAAATCATCGAGTCATCCGGCCTGCGAAAGGCCCGCGCGCACAGCCTGCTCAAAGTGCTGTGCGAGCGGGGGGCAATCGTTGCCATTGCAGGAATCGGCCGATCGGTGAATTACCAGGAATCAACCACCAAAGGTAACCAATGAGCCTACTGGTTCCCTATTGGTTCCCAACTGGTTCCCGGAACCACCCCCATACTGGTTCCCCCAAACAACACCCTCTTAAGGGGTGTGTTTGGGAACCAATGGGCTGGGGCCGTGGGGACCGGGATCGGGACCGGGAACTAGTAAACGAGAGATTCGAACGCGGCGAGCTCGGCAGGGGGGTGACTGTATGACAGCCATCGC